AGGACTTATATTTAAGTTAGTCTTTTGTGGCATTTTTCTTTAGAATTCCAGGATGATTTTAACGTCTTCTTTTTGTCTCTCGTTTCGAGCAATCAAAGGTCTATTATCTAAGTAGATAAGTTCCCCTGATCCTTTATTTATCTCAGATAGAGACAGTCCATTTACAAAGGTTGAACCCAAATTAATTAATTTTGTTCCTGTAGGATTGATACTAATACCAGTAAAATCAGTATCGACACTTCCAGAAAAACCTGAAGTCTGTCCTCTAACAGCATTTGAAGAATCTTCAAATGCATATATTCTACCAGTAGTACTAATACCAGCGTAATCAGTTTGATCTTGGGTAGTAGTATAATTTAAAGATCTATCTCTAAAATATTTTAAAACTTGAGTTGTTTTATCATATGAGGCAACATAACCAGTTGATTCATTTCCTGCATTTACTTTTTCTGTAACTTGTGTTATTTTTTCACCAACAACGGGTGTTCCATTGATAGTTGAAAACTTAATAGATTCCAACGATGAATAATTAGTCTCAGTATAAGTATTTGCAGTTCCAACAGCAGTAGGATTTTTTACAATACCAACTTGTGCAAATTTAGTATCTGTTGGGAAATCCTTAGTAGAATCATCAAATCTTGCATAAATTAAAACTTTATCAGTTCCTAATTCACTATAAGCATCATATCCATGACCTAATGATGGTGGGATTATTGGAACAAGTTTTGCTCTATTGTTTGCAGGAACAGCACTGTTTAATGTACCTAGATCAACTAAACCATAAGAATAACCTTTTCCACCAGCACTTACAGTAACATTAGTAATCTTACCATTTACAACATCAACTCTTGCTTTACCACCAGTTCCATCTCCAATGATATTGCATTCTTGCCCTAAACCATCCGCATAATTTCCACCCTGCTTATCAACATATACATGCTTAATTTGATTACTGTTAATTGAAGAATCTCCATTTTCTCTGATAGATCTAATCTGAGAATCTGTAGTTTTATCCCAACTATTTGGAACAGTAATATATTCGGTAGAATCAAATTTAATAATATCACTAGGAGAAACTGTGTATAGATATTTCCAAATATATCCATCACCACTATTACCAGCTCTAGATGGTTCTAAATCAGTGAAATTAGGTTCATCTTGAGAAATATTACCAGTTTCATTTCCTTCTATAGAACCATTATCAATACAAATATAAACTTTATAATCAGAGTTCATTACATAATAATTTGCATCATAAAGTCTACTTGCTTTCATTATAGGACTTTGATTTAAAGAACTATAATCATCTCTATAGATTTCATATTTGGTTCCAGCAGTCCAATCAATACGCCTAATAATTCTTCTAATATTAGCAGAAGAAATTTTTCTTCCAAACATCATCGTATCGCCAGAATGAGCATTAGATGAAAAATTATCAACAGGGTCTGGTGTAGTTGTATTCCAGTTTTCAGATCTTCCATAACCCACCAATGATGGATTAGGTAAACCAATAAAAACATAATAAGAATTACTATCAGACTCTACTGACTCTATAAAATTATTGGCGTTCAGAATTCTAAACTGATCAGTAACAATTGCCGACATTGTGTTTATTACTTAAGCGATACTACTTTTTTTCTTTATTTATAGCACATAATGCTTAATTAGATTTGGATTCTAATTGCACCTGTGTTTCTCAATCCCTTCAGAGAAGATTTATCATAATTTCTTCTTTGTATTGTTGGGAATGTACTTAATCCAGAATCAACGATTAATCCAGTAACTCCAATAGAAAGAGGACTTGATGATCTAGTTATTCCTGATAATCTACCCCAAGATAACTTACCAAATGAAGTTGTTAATCCAGCATTACCTGTTGGACCATCATAATATCCAGTTACAGCAAAACCAGCAATAACATCTGATCCACTATGAATATTACATGTTATTTCTGCTCTTTGATCAAGAACATAGATACTGGAAACTTTGTAGATATTATCTAAATTAGTTGATCCAATACTTACTACTTCATTATCATTATTATCAATTGATGTAACTGCAAATCCACTATGAGCAGCAGTCCATCTATTATTATCGGTTTGAATTGATCCATCATTGAATGGAATATGATCACCAGAAGTATTAATACCAGATAAAGTAAATGGTGTATCTTTTATTAATACTGGATATCCAACTTTCAAATCAGTAGCATTTTTATCTGCATAGAAGTAGAACTTAATCGCCAATGGATGACCATTAGTTCCTGCTGTTGTAGTAATACCAGTTACAATTCCAGTAAATCCTAAAGAATTTTGTATCTTAGTTACTTTTTCAGTATCATATTCAGATCTAGAGATTATAACTTGTGGTGATGCTGAATGAGTATATCCAAATCCAGCATTTACAATTTGAGTTGATGCTACAAAACCATTTGTTATAGTTGCTGTACCAATAGCAGTTGTTCCAACTCCAACTCCCACTTCTTGTGGTGAGGAGAACTTCAGATTGTAAGTTCCGTCAGTATATCCAGAACCAACATTAGTTGTAGTTATTGAAGTTACTATACTATCAGTAATTGTTGCAGTAAATCCTGCAGCAACTTGATTTGTATGAGGTGGGGTAATTAAAGCATCTACAGAAGTAATTGTGATTCCATATCTATCCTGTGCAGGAATATGTAAAGGTCCTTCCTCATAGAAGAATGCTTCAGAATCATCAACAAATATTCCATCATCTAATCCACCAATAGTTCCAGTAGTAGGTGTTATATCACCAATAATCCTTGCTGTTGGATATACTTGTGGTTCTATAGATTCTCTTGCTTTAGAAACTAAATCTCCTTTAATCCACTTATCAACCTTCTGTTTAGTCCAATCAAGTGGTTTAGGTATATCTTCATTTATTCCAGGACCAGTGTAAATTGTAGTTTCAACTAAATCAGATGATAATAACTCCTTAAGTATTCTATCAGATTCCTGTGTTACAGTAACTGGTGGATTTTTATCATTTAGATATTTTGGATGTTGACGTATTCTTAAATCATCACCAGGTTTAATTGTTTCAGATATATCAACTATTTCAATATCAACACCTAATTGACCAAGGAAGAAGAATATATCGACTTTATCGCTGTCTAATGGTGCTTCAGTAAATGTAAATGTTGTACCACCTTGGAATTGATATGAAATATTGGGTGTCTGTAATACACCATTAACAAATATTAATAGAACAGCATTTAAATCTATCTGAGATGAAAGGACTGCAGTTTCATCTTTTTCAAAACTTAACAACTGACCATTAAAGAATAATGGGAATCTCTTTCTATATCCATCTTGTATTGGAGCAATGCTATCAATGAAATCCATTTCACCAAACTGCCAAGCAGCAAAGTAATCATTAAAGACTTCAACAACTTCAAGTTCAAATGGATCTAATGGTTTTTGCAATCTCTTATCAGTAACCAATCCTATTGGTCTGAATTTATCACCTATCTTAAAGGAATGTCCTTGTCTTGCTATTGCAAAATCAGATATTTCAAACATACTACGTGCTACACCAACACTAGTAGATGCTGCACCAACGCCCATATTAAGTAATAGATTCTTACCAGTAGCAGTAGTTAATCCAATACCAAGTCTAGAAACACCTTCAACTGGTACATTTTCATATATTGGTTGTGGTATTTGAAGTTCTGGATTAACATAACGAGCACCACCATCGTTAATAGTAAATTCTAATGCTCCACCCGTTCCTGCTGGAGACTTTCCAACTTGAACACTGAATGTATCTGGTGTTACTCTACCAACAGGTAATTCAACACTATGTGCAGGATCAGTAATACGTGGATATTCATGAAGTGTTCTGTGTAAATCATGTTCACAAGTCATTACTAAAGATCCAGTTGCAATACCAACAGTTTGATTTGCTTTAGCAATACATCCATTCAATATACCTGCAAGTGTATGTGGATATTGTTCTGATGATGGATTTGGATTTACATTAACCTTAAATGTATTAACAGTTCTATTTGTAATAGTTAACCATCTTCCACTAGCATAATCCGAAGGTCTTGGATAATGATGGATACTTACATTACCATCTTTAGTACATGTAAATGATATTGAGTTATCTTGTATAAGAATCTTATCACCTACTTGGAATCCGTGAGCATTCTTAGTAAGTGTCAATACTCCAGTAGATGGTGCGTAAGCAGCATTTGTTGGTGTAATAGTAGAATATCCAACAAATCCATGACTACTACTTGTTACCGTTAATTCACCTGTTGCTGGATTATAATCCGTATCTGTAACATTACGTGTTACTATTGGTGATTTACCTACAAAGACTGTAATTGAATCTGTAGTGGTTGATGCAACCGCAACAGATGCATTATTATGAATTGGGTCAGTATGACGAGGATAAGTATGCTCTGTAGCATGATTATCTCTATCACAAGTAAATGTTATAGAATTGGTTGCAATTCCAACAGTATTACTACCAGCAGTTATTCCATGTCCAGCACCAACAGTTAAAACCATATTACCTGTAAGAGCATTATATGTTGCTGCAGTTGGTGTTAATTTAGATCCTGACCAAGAATCAATAGAAACGCAGTTGTTATTTTCTGATCCAGCAGCAAATATATGGATATAATTTCCACCAGTAAATGCAGCACCTGCTGTTGCACTTACAAACTTATGTCTATTTGGTGCAACATTTGCAGTAACAATAGCACCAGTACCTCCTCCACCACCAGATCCAACATTAATAGTAATAGTCGTATTAGTTGTTGCTGCAACTCCAATAGTTGCTCCAGCAGCTGGATCAGTAGAACGTGGATAAGTATGCTTACCTAGATGATCATCTCTATCGCAAGTAAATGTTAATGAATCTGTAGTAATCTGAACAGTATTTTCTGCTCTAGATAAACCACTTGGTGTTGATGAATCAAAATCGTGTGTATAATTTCCACCAGTAGTTACTGCATTTGGATTTGCACTTACAAAAGTATGTTTTGTAATATTGGTGGATGGTTGTGTAGAAAGAACTTGTACAGTAATAGTTGTAGAAGTTACAGACTGAATCTTAATAGCAGTATTGTTATAAGGATCAGATGAACGAGGATATGTCTTTGTAGTGGTGTTATTATCAACATCACAAGTAAATCCTATAGAGTTTGTAGCAAGTTTTACACTAGTACCTGGACTCAATGTATGAGATCCAATAGTCAATTCCATTAAACCTGTAACTGGATCATACTTAGCATAAGATGGTGTAAATTGTACCTCTGGCGATGATCCTACATTCAACTCAAATGTATCATTAGTTTTATTAGCAACCTGTAACCACTTACCACTATAAGGATCTGATGGACGAGGATATGAATGAACAGAAGCATCACCATCCATATCACAGGTGAATGATATTGAATGATCGTCAAGTTTAATCCAATCATTATTGCTAAATCCATGATCAGTTATAGTTACAGTTAATACACCAGTAGAAGCAACATATGAAGCAGTCTCTACTGTATGTTTTGTTGCTGCTTTAAGGTTATGATCTACAGTCAGAACTAAATCACCAGTTGCAGAATCATAATTTGCTGCTGTAGGTGTATATTGATCTGAATTATCTGCTGTAATTGCATTAGATGCAGAAGTTACAAACTTATGTGCAAATTCTATATCGGTAACACCAACTGCAACTGGACTGCGATATCCTGATCCTGCAGTTAAATCTTCATAGAACTCATAAGCATATGCATTTGGACTATTTTGGAAAATATGGTTAATAGTACAAATACCAGCATTTACCTC